ACAAATTTCAGTGTCATGAAAGTTCCGTTGGCATATGGGCCAATGCAAAAGTTTTTAGCGAGAATACAACAACAACCAGATTTAGAAAGAGAGATTGCAATAACTCTTCCAAGACTGTCTTTTGAAATGCAGGGACTACAATATGATCCAACTCGTAAAACAGGGATTGCACAAACATTTCTTGCAAAGGACGGAACAACTGCGAAGAAAGTTTATATGCCTGTTCCATACAATGTTGGATTTGAACTTAGTATCATGTCCAAGTTAAGTGATGATGCATTACAAATTTTAGAACAAATTGTCCCATATTTTCAACCATCTTTTAATATTACAATTAATTTAATAAGTTCAATCGGTGAGAAAAAAGATATTCCAATTGTTTTAGAGAGTATAAATTATAGTGATCAATATGAGGGGAGTTTTGATACTCGTCGAACTATTGTTTATACCTTAGCATTTACTGCAAAAACCTATCTCTTTGGCCCTGTTGCCGATAATCCAGAGGGTCTTATCAAGAAAGTTGATGTTGATTACTATACCAGCACTAACACTGTTACTGCAAGACGTAATATTCGATACAGTGCAACACCAACTGCAAAAGAAAATTATGATGGTGATGAGGCAACAGTTCTTGATGGTGCAATATCTGAAAAGGTTACTAAATTTAAAGTTAGTGCAACCACAGATCTTGCTGCAAATCAAAGAATTATCATTGATAGTGAAATTATGAAAATTAGAAGTATCAGTGGTCAGAATATAACTGTCTTCCGTGGTCATGATAACACGATTGTTGCAAAACACGAACACAACACACCAATTGGTGTTCTTAGCACTGCTGATGATGCACTCATTGAATTTGGTGATGATTTTGGATTTAATGAAACATCATCATTCTTTACTGATGGTAAGGAGTTTAGTCCATCTCAAGGTATAGACATCTAGGAGAGTTATGAAAAATTTTGATTCTATTGAGGAAGCACTTAACGTTGATACAGAGGTCGTTGAAACTGATATTAAACCTCGAAAGAATCAACTTGAAAAAACTGATAAAAATGATTCAGATAAAGACTATGAATATAGTCGTGCTCAATTATATTCTCTTGTAGAAAAAGGACAGGAAGCCGTAAATGGTATCTTAGAATTAGCACAGGAATCTGATTCTGCAAGAGCATATGAAGTTGCTGCAACTACAATCAAAGCAGTTGCAGATACAACAGATAAACTGATTGATCTTCAACAAAAAATGAAAGATCTTGAACAAGATCCAAACAAAGGCCCTACAAATGTTACCAACGCATTGTTTGTTGGTTCAACGGCTGAGTTATCAAAATTAATTAAGAAACAAAAAGAAGATGATAAATGAAATCACCAGAACTGTCAGAATTTTTTAGTCTTCTCGGAAAGGCCAAAAAAGAAAAAGAAGAGGAGTTTGATAATCTTCTTAAAGAGGCTAACATCAATCTTGATGTTCTAGTCAAGACAGTTTCGAGTGGAATCAAAAAAGCAGAAGTAGAGGTCAAAGAACAAAAGAAAAAGGAAGAAAAATTAATTGAACAACTTGATAATGTTCTAGTTGATGTTGCAAAACCTCCAGAAGTTGTTGTTGGAGTTCCAGAAGATTTTGATATTGAATCTTTAGAAGAGGAAGATGACTATGAGGAACTTAAAAAAGAAATCGGAAGTAAGAAGAAGCCCAAGAAACCAGCAGTAGAGGAAATCAAGGAAGAGGATTCAATTACAAAGGCAATCAAGTTTATTGAAGACACCACAGTCAAAGAAGAAGTTGAGAACTCAGATGTAGATGTTCAGTCAGAGATCCGAAAACTTAAGAATATTCTAAACCGTGTTCTTGCACAAGGGCCAGGATCTGGTGAAGTTAATCTTTTAAAACTTGATGATGTTGATGAAGATAGTGCAAAAGTAGATGGTAAAGTTCTACAGTATCAGGCATCAAGTGGTAAGTTTATTGGTGGAACTGCATCAGGTATTGGAACTGAAGAAAGTGTTAACACCTCTGGTATTATCACCGCTGCACAATTCTCAGGATATACTCATTTATCTGCTCCATACGGATCAACTACAACCATCACAGTTAAGGTTGCAACTAAGATAGATGGAGAACACAGATATTATGGACAAGGAAGTGGTTTAGGATATAACTTAAATGATGTTCAATCACCATTTTTAACACTTACGCCTGGTAGAACTTATCGTTTTGACGTATCAGATAGTTCAAATAGTGGTCATCCGTTTAGATTTTACTATGATGCTGCAAAGGCAACCCAATATACAACAGGAGTTACTGTAGGATCTGGTTATGTAGATTTAGAAGTTACAGATACAACACCAACAGTTTTGCATTATCAATGTTCTTCTCATGGTTATATGGGTAATGCTGTTCAGGTAAATTCTAACGTGATTGACACACCTTCAGGTGGAACAGTTAGAGGAACACTTACTGCGACAGCTTTCTCAGGGTCACTTACAGGTAACGTCACAGGAACATCTACTGGATTAAGTGGAACGCCAAATATCACAGTTGGTACGATATCTGGTACAACTATCACAGGATCAAGTAATGCATCATTCTACAATCAAATTAAATTAAGAAGCGATGACAGCACTCCAGCAAGGATTGATCTATATTGCGAAGCAAACAATGCACATTACTTAAGATTACAGGCGCCGCCACACTCTCAGTTTTCTGGTAATCCCACAGTTGTATTACCAAATTCAGCTGGTACATTATTATTATCTGATGGATCTGGTGCAAGTTTAACAAACTTAAATGCATCTAATATTTCATCAGGAACAATTGGTGTTGCACGAATTCCAACTCTTAATCAAGATACAACTGGTAATGCTGGAAGTGCAACGATACTTGAAAATGCAAGAACCATTGGTGGAGTATCATTTAATGGATCTGCAAATATAGATCTGCCTGGCGTTAATTCTGTTGGTAATCAAAATACGACTGGAACATCTGCTGGTTTAACAGGAACACCAAATATCACAGTCGGATCAATCATTGCATCCGCTGGAACATTTAGTGGTAACGTTACAATTGGTGGAACTTTAACTTATGAAGACGTAACTAATATTGATTCTGTTGGTCTTGTTACTGCAAGATCTGGTTTAGTTGTTGGAACTGGTGTCACACTGAGTAAAGATGGTGATGGATTTTATACAGGTATTGTAACTGCAACTACATTTGTTGGTGGTTTAACAGGCAACGTAACAGGTAATGTTTCTGGTTCATCTGGATCAACCACAGGTAATGCTGCAACCGCAACTGCGTTAGCAAATGCAAGAACTATTGCTGGTGTATCATTTGATGGAACATCAAATATTTCATTAAACAATAATGCGATCACTAATGGTGCTGGTTACATTACCACATCATTCACGAATACAAATCAACTTACGAACGGTGCTGGTTTCATAACTGCAAGTGATGACATCACAGGTAATGCTGCAACTGCAACTATACTTGAAAATGCAAGAACAATTGCTGGAACGAGTTTTAATGGTTCTGCAAACATTGATATTGATTTTGATAATCTTACAAACAAACCAACAATACCCACTAATAATAATCAACTCACCAACGGTGCTGGTTTCATTACTGGGTCTGCCCTGAACGCATCAAATCTAAGTTCAGGAACAATACCTGATGCAAGATTCCCATCTGTATTGCCAGCAATTGATGGATCTGCACTCACTGGTATGGCTTCCACAGATAATGTAAGAACAGGCATACTAGATGTTGCTGGAATATCAACATTTAGAAATAATATTATTGTTGGATCTGGCATTACATTTAGTCCTGATGGAGATATATTTACAACTGGTGTTACAACCGCAACAACTTTTATCGGTGCGTTAACAGGTGATGTGACAGGAACTGCATCTAATGCCACACTCGCAGTTAGTGCTCAGGGATTAACAGGATCTCCAAATATCACTGTTACTGATGTTAATGCTGTTGATGCAATTATTAGTGGTAACTTATCTGTTGCTGGAACGATCACATCTCTTGACCAAAGTGATATTC